AAATATACTACATTAACGGGGAGATCAATATGATTATAAGTAGGCACAGAAGATCTTTGTGGTGGAAAAATCCCCCATGCCAGACTTCTATATATATATTATTTTTTAGGAGAGGGCAACTTAACCTTACGAATCACACAGTATTTATTTTTTTTAAACATCTTTAGCTATCTCTTTCGGCACAGCTTGTATATTCTACCATAATCCAATTACTATTTTAATACCGCGTTATACTAGACTTAAATAAAAATCAATGCTATATACCACTTAAATAAAGAGAGAGAGAAGAATTAACGGTACGTTATAGGTTTTATAAGATATAAAAATATGAAAGTAGATATAAGAGATGATCATATTGGTGTTTTTGAGAAAGCCCTACCTGAAGATTTAATAGATAACTATTTAAATTTTTTTAAAAAAAATGAAAAACAAGGGGTAGTATATCCTAGAGATTTTCCATCTCATCAGATTAAAGATAATCAACTAGATTTAATAACACGTACTTTTAATATGAATGTTCCTTACAATTGTAGGCCTTTTTTAGAAATATTTTTTAAAGATATATATCCTCTTTATTGTAAAAAATACTCAATATTAAGTACAATCCAAAAACATAGCATCTACGATCTTAAACTTCAAAAAATTTCTCCAGGAGAAGGTTATCATATTTGGCATATAGAAAATACTGGTATGTCAATGAGAAATAGGATGATGGCAGTTATGGTTTATTTAAATGATGTAAAGGAGGGTGGAGAAACAGAATTCTTATATCAAAAATGTAGATTTAAACCAAAAAGAAATACATTGTTAATATGGCCCGCAAATTATACTCATGTACACCGAGGAAATCCCCCTCTATCAAATGATAAATATATTTTAACGAGTTGGGTGGAGTATGGAATATGACCGCACTCTCAACATCATTAGCACTGACACTTTCGGCATCGTCACTCCTGGCTGTAGTATCATTTAAGAATTAGTTCTGTTAACCTGACTTTATCGCCAATTTTACCTTTAATAAAAACATTAAAAGATAAACTAATACGAGTATTGTTTCCTTTTTTCCTATCTACTCCATGAGTTAAAGAGGATGGAAAAAGAATTATATCACCTGTTTTAACTGGATACCACCAAGTGTCAGAGTTAAACATATTATATTTAGTTGTGTTTAGCAGCATTAGTGGAGGCTTCATTTTGTAAAATTTAATTTTATCAACTTCTTCGTCAGCATCAATATAAAAAACTCCTGAGACATAGGAATTAGCATGCGCGTGTTGATGGTGATGTTCATCAGGCTTTGTATAATTGAGCCAGGATTGAGTAATATAAGGAATAATAGACTTATGGGAGCAAACAATTTTATCAAAATAATCAAAAACTATTTTATACAAATCTTTTTTAAGGTTTTCTAATATTTTGTTTTCCAAAATATAGGCCTCAATAGAAGTTATATTACCCGCATTTTTATAAGTTTTCTTTTTATATTTATTAATCGTTTTTAATTCTTCTTTGGTTAATGCTCTTTCAAGTTTAGAAAAATAAACAGGTTCGGGAAAAAGTTTATGGACTATCATTAATTTTTAACTTCTTTCCATTAAAATGCCCAACTAACAAAAGAATATCTTATTCCTTTAGTTATCTCTTTTACTTCGTGTGGGTACATAAAGTTAGATGGAAACAACAGTATATCTCCACGTACTAATTTAATTTCTTTTTCTAGGCACATGAATGCACCACCTTCATAGTTATCATTAAGCAAACCAACAATAGAAATAATCGGAATTCCTTTAAGTTTACCATCAAACAAATTATGAATGTGATCAACGTGAGTTCTCATTTTAGTTTCAATTTTATATTTATTAAATCGTACTTGGCTGATATGATGAATCCATGCAGTCCCCACCTTATCTTTTTCTTTTGAATATTTTTTTTGATAATTTTGTAAAGCTGTTACTAGATAGTTTTCTAGTAATTTAAATTGATCCTGAGTAGAGAAGATTATATCTAATTCTTTCTCTGGCATTGAATGTAAATCATCACGTCCATAACTATACCAAGAATGTTTAGACCACTTGCTTTCTGGTAATGAGGATTCCCGGATTAAAGACCTACATAGTTGGGTAGGAATTAAATTCTGGATCATAATATAATCAGAGACGTGGTCCATCATTTCCTTTAATTGGGACTGCCTTTTTAAAATAATAATAATTATCTTTTAATATCATTAATTATTTTATTAAATTTCTTTATTCTATTTCTATTTCTTTCCAGCTCAGTGTTTCTTCATTCCACAAATATCTTTTATCATCATCAGGCATAGCAGTAGGTGGTTCCCAAAGACAAGTATCCTCGTTTAATATCCAAGAGGGGAATGGTTGTTGGGGAATAAAAGCATCTCTATCTTCATCATAGGTATAACCAATACCTGCATAATTTTTTCTTGTTCCATCTGTAAAAGTTTGTTTCCATACATCATTTGTTTTGAAGAGAGTATTTAAAAAATCAATTCCATTAACTTCTTGTTCAACTCCATTACTATCTTTTAATTCGTTATTATGTAATTGATGAACTTCCATTACTTTTGAATTTAATCCTATTTTTGCAAAACTAGACATTATGTTGTGTAGCTTCCAGCTCCTGTATATGTTAAAACTGTTTTGCCACTAACTCCAGTAGCAACTGTTGGACTACCTGTTACAGTTCCTGAATAATTTGCATCTGGCATACTTAAAATAACTACACCACTTCCTCCTGCTGCTCCGTTTGGACTAACTAATGGTGTTCCATAACCGCCGCCGCCTCCGCCACCACCAGTATCTGGTAGACCTGCAGTAGCCGCTGAAGTTGTAGCACCAGCACCGCCACCACCAGCACCACCTGAACCAGGTGTTCCAAAAACATTACCACCACCACCTCCTCCAGCTCTTGTAGTTGCACTACCATCTATTGAAGAAGATAAACCATCACCGCCATCACCGCCGATTTGGGGAGAACCTGCACCATCACCACCGACCTCAGAAGCACCGCCGCCTCCGCCACCACCACCAGCAGTATTTGCCCCAAAACCTTGTCCACCGGCAAAACCTTGAGCTGGACTTGTACTTGGCGTATCTCCTGCTGCTCCATTACCTAATGCGCCTCCAGCATCTGCTCCACCGCCGCCACCGCCTGAACCACCTGCGACTGCATTAACTGCTGGAGTTGTTTGGTGTCCGCCTGCTCCGCCACCGGCAGAAGTAATGTCTGTTATAGATGCACCTGTTGCTGAACTAGCTGTACCATTTGTACCGGTTATACCATAACTACCTGCTGGACCACCACCTCCTACTGCTACTGTAACTGTAGTGTCTGTTGGGATATCTACTGGAGAAAATGTTCTATAACCACCAGCACCTCCGGCACCCATTGCACCACCAGCACCACCTGCAACTACTAACATATCCATAGTATAGGCTGTCGGGCCTCCGCCAGATCCAAATCCTAAAACTTGATATCCAAAAGACATGTGTTAATTCTCCTATGCGTCGTTAGCAGCGTTTGTAGTATAAAATATTTTAACTCCTACTAACCTTAAATCACCTGTATTAGTGTCTACGGCTGTATTTCGCACTAATCTAAAAATTGTATTGGTAGAAGCTGCTGCGCTAGCAATAGTGACAACTCCACTTTCGACATTGATCATTAAATCGTCTTGCGTGGTACTTGCTGCCAATGCTGTATTTGCCACAACACTTCCAAACGCTAAATCGTAATCTATGTTATTAGCTACGGAACATCCCGCGAGTGTAAAACCTCCTGTGCCTGCATCCGTTGCAGATGCCGACCACATTGTTTGAAAGGTTACTGTACTTTCATTCCACGATTCAGGAAAAGAGACATTAAACTGAACTGATTCTGCTGTACTAGGATCAAAATCAAAAGTTTTTAATTCTGGATTTCCAGCTGTTAATTCTGTTTGAGTTGCTTCAGCTCCATTTGTAGTAGACGCATACATTGCGGTAGCTGGAACCCACATAGTTTCTTTACCTGCAACTTTAACTGCAGCGGTACCACTCTTAAGAACTCCAGTTCCTAAAGGATTAATATTAAGATCAATATTTGAATCGGTCGCACTGGTAGAAATTGCTGCAAGAATTGGACCACTACCTGTAGCCGCATTCGTTATTCTAAGTTCATTGACTGGAGTACCAACTTCAGTGAAAACTAGGTTTTCATCTCCCCCAGCATCTGCAATAAAACCTCCGGATACAATTTTAGGAGCGGTTAAAGTCTTGTTTGTTAAAGTTTGTGTTCCTGTGAGAGTAACATCGCCAACTCCAAAACCAACGTCAACGAGATCTGGATTAGTTCCATCATTAGCAGTTGCATAAACCATTACTGTAGCTGCATTAGCAATTGCAACACTACTTCCGCTACCTGTAATATATTTAAAAGTTACTATTTGTGAACCAGTAGTTGCGTTTTTAATTATGTAAAAAGTTTGAACGTCAAGAGGAATGGTTACATTTCTACCTGCTGAAAGTGATCCTGTTAATTCTATAATTCTGTGTGCAAGAGTAGCACCTGTGGTTCCATCATTTACAGATAAATCTGTATCGGCACCATCAGTTACGGCTTGTGTCGTATAGCCACCGGAAATCTGTTCGATGATATCCCAGTTAGTATTCGTTAAAGTTCCCCATGTACCGGCTTTTTCGCCAGTGGTCATGAGTTGAACGCCGAGTACTGTGTAATTTGAGGACATAATTTTCTCCTTAAGCTGAATGTTCTATATCTGTATATGCAGTGTAGCCCGTTATGTCAACATCTTTGTAGTGTAATGGAGAGACTCCCCCTGAACCTAGATTTCCAGTAACTTCAAAACCACTGACACCAATTTGCATATCGGTAACAGTCGTAGTTCCTAGAGAAGCGGTTATAGAATAACCACTTACTCCAATTTGCATATCATCTATGGCACCTAGACTTCCTAGAGAACCGGTTATAGAATAACCAGTTACAGCAACTAATGGATTTGAAGTAATTGATATTGTACCCAGACTCATTGTAGCGCTGTAGCCCGTTGGGAATGTAATCACCTCCTCAGTAATAGTACCTAAACTTGCTGTTATTGCATATCCTGAAACTCCAATTACCATATCAGGGATAGTTGTTAAACTTCCTAAAGAAAGGGTTCCTAATAAAGAATCAGTAAGAGTAACTTTAAAATCGTAATTTATTTGTGGTGTTCCCAGAGAAGCTGTTATTTCAAAACCTGTTAATGGCTCTTCAATTTCTATGTTTACTATACTTTCTTCTCCCCAAGCATCATTGCCCCAAGTACTTCTACCCCAACCTTCAAGACCCAGTCCGGCAGTCATTTCTAAACCAGTAACAGGAACATTATATGTATCAGCTCCCCAATCATTTAGACCCCAGGTATCTCTGCCCCAACCTTCCGTAGAACCTGCATAAGCTAGATCACCTAAAGAAGATGTAATTGAAAGACCAGTTAATGTAAGAGTTACGTCGGACTGTTTACCCCACGTATTTTGCCCCCAGGTAGTGCCGGATTCTCCCCAAGTGTTCGCCATAAGGATTTACCTCCCTACGACGTTATTCTTATAATAGCGTTGGATGAATCGTTAGCTGGAAACTGAATTGTAAAAGTTCCGGAAGAAACGGTTTTATCGCCACCAAAATCAATGGTGCAAACACAAGCATTTGATGTCAATCCAGAAATAGATGATGAATTATAAATCATGCATCCTCTTGCTGTGAAAGAAGCAGATGTCCATGAGACATCTGAAAAATCTGTATAAGAAGTAACCGTACTTTTAGCTACTCCAGTATTTGTTAAAGTTTCTCCAGCAGTAGTATAACCGCCACCCGATGCAACTTCACCTGATGTGGTATAAACAGTTGTAAGTGTGGTAAGATCTGCTGAACTGGTGTAAAGAGGTATTTTAAAAACGCTGCCAGCAGGAGTATCCCCTGAAGCATTAAAACTGTGATAGCCTCCTAGTAATTCTTCTTTAAAGGTATTTTGTAATACTGATGCTATTGCCATAAAAATCTCCTAGTGTTTATGGTGACGGAGAGTTGACGGGTATTCTAACGGT